GGAAAATTTCGCCTAGAAGCCTCGAAAAGGAGGATTCTCATAACTTCTTGTCCACAACGGGAAGCCCGTTGCTAAAAGTTAGTTCGGGACGGGGAGAGCACTCAGCACTCCGTACGTCGGAACATGAAGAAAGTACAGAAGATCAAAGTCAGTGCCTGCTCCAGCGTAAAGATGGAGCTTAGCTGAGTTGGTAGATGTACCATAACTCGCTGACTGCGAATATTCTGCAGTCCACATATCATTTGCGGTAAATTCTGTTAAAGCATTGTTGTTCAAGTTGGCCGCATCAGTGAATGTGAACTTGGTTGTTGCATAAAACGGCATTTGCCAATTAGCAGCATTTGATGTGGGACCTGTTGCCACAAGGGCTCCAGGACCAGACGTGCGTGAATTCTCATACCAAAATTTGTTATTGGTTGAGATGCTACCAACGGATGCCGTGGTGACTGCTGTCGAATTTGTCGATGTGTACTTGTTGCGAACTACAGTGAAATACTTCAAGTTTGTTCCATTGTAGCCCATGTCAAAAACAGCAGTCCAATTGACCGAGCCTCGACTCCCTCTAAAAGCAGGTGCAACGTAAGAGAGAAAATTGGGCAATGTCCAGTTGAAGAGATAATTGTTGCCAGTGTTGATGACACCCTTCACTGAATCCAGGGCAGACCCATCGTACCCAAGCATGGGTTGCAAACGGGGTAAGGTCAATGTCCGAACGATATATTCTCCGGAAGACGCAGCAGGGGCATGTGTGAAAACTTTACACTGCCGCCTGAGTAAAACTCGAAGTGAAGCAATGCGCTCACCCATATACGTCAAATAGAGGTGATCGATGGGACGAGAAATAGCTCCAGACGACACTGAAACTATGCTGGTATTTCCTTGATTCAAATGGTCCTGAGGAACCTCCTCAACATCTTCCTGAATCGTTGCGGAAGTTAGACGATCAAGGCCCACAGTAGTGGGAGAAGCAAAGTCCATGTTCTCTGCACCACGAACATAGACTTGCACGTTGACCGTTGATGGGTCAACGGGGGCTGTCAAAAGTGTTTGGACAGTGACAACGATATTGCCATTGTCGACTCCGCGAGTATGATAAAAGGCATTGGTTCCCCAATTCTTGTTGGAACTAGTCATGGTATTTGCTTTCTGGGTAGATAGCCAAGCCTTATACTGTTGGTAGGGAATGCGCAGCTCAACATTCGTTTCCTCACTGATGTCAATGATTTTGGTCATAATCAAATGGGAGGATTGGTCTGTGGTAACATTCAAACTTGAGTACCCATCAGGATCAAATGAAATTTTCAAACGACCACGATGAAATTTTGAACAAGTAACCTTAAATCGAAAGATCACATCACCACGCCAATAATCGAACATAGTTGCTGCCCATGCCATGGGAGTCATGTACAGGTACTGGTTGGAAGTGCCAGTGGCATCCCAAAGTCCTGGTGTGACAGCCGAAGAAAAAAGAACCGTGTCAGCTGCATCCGTTGTTACCCAATTGAAAGAAGTTAAATAACTTTCTCTCTGAACAATGGAGGCAATCGGCAGCTCGTCTGTGGATGACAAACCAACTGAACGATGGTCAATTGTCAATTCATTCTTAGAATCCACAGTGAGTTTCTCAAAAGGAAAGCCAACATCGGTTGTTGCGATTGGAGGCAAAGCTCGGGGTTGGAACCCCTGTTGATCATTGATAACTGGAACGTTGGTGAAGCCGAAAAGCTTCGCTATGTTTCCTATTGCAGTTGCTCCAATTTGAGTCGCTGTGGCAAATCGACCAATGACTGGTAGATCGCCAAGTCTCGCAGCAATATTGGCAATCGCCGAAGCGGGCTTACTGACAGGCCCGTCTTGGTGATACTCGTCCTCTACGCCCTCTTGCAGGGCCAGTCCAACAGAAGGACCGCTAAGCACCACATCGGATGCCCAGGCATAAACCTTAACCGTGATACCAACACCTGTGACAGCATTGGCACTCTTGAGAGTATTCACGATATTGAAGTAGAGGGTTCCAACATTCTGGAAATCTGTTGCCAGCTGAGCCCGCAGAAAATTCGCGGGCCAAAAGAAAGGCAAGACCATTTCTTGATCCTCAGGTGTCTGAGGTTCAATCATCACTCGCCCGGGTGTTTGCGAAAATGGAATCAAAATTTTGGCAGATCCATCATTATAAAGAAACGATGGGGACAATCCTTGCAGCGGTTTCCAATTAACCATCATAGATCCATAATAGAAGGGGCTAGCATTGTACACAAATCGCAAATGCAAATTGCACTTAATGAAAGCCCAATTGTTCAGTTTATACTTGATGGTTGGGGTATTGAAGAGCTGATAAAAAGGATCAATATTAGCCTTGGCTCCAGCAGCATCTGTTTCAGCCCAGTTCAAAGTTGAAATTAGGACCGGACGGCTCAGGAAATCAGCCAATGAGACCGAATCCATGGCCATCGTGTCGGCCACTTCCTCCTCCGAATGAGGGATATCAGTGATTGAGTGAGGCTTAAGATCCATAAAAGAAACTGTTTCAATTTCTTCGACTCCATCCTGCAATTGAAGGGAATTCCACCCCTCTCTGTTGCTCTTCTTGGGTAGAGCAATCGACCCTTGATCTCTGTCCTTTCGAGATCCAAACGTTGTGATAGCGACTCACAGTTCAAACTCCCTTTCTGAGTCAATTGGGGGAGCGAGTTCCTCTGTTCGAACACTCAGCCTAGTACGTCTCGAGGAAGGGCGCACTGGTTCACGAGTGTAAGAGCCATTGCTTCGCTTTTTAAGCACGGTATAGCTAGACCGCTGGAAGTACATGAGGAAACACTTCTTGCAATAAAAATGTGTCGTCAAACCGTCCCCTTCATATACTTGGGCATGCAATTTTTGGGACTTGCAATTGTCACAATTCAAGGGGTATTCATCCTCACAATAAGGACACCCCAAAAACCACCTGTCGAATTGACAGGGGTGAGGTGGGCGACACCGCCCACACCTTTTGCAGACAATCCTTCCTGCCTCTTGAAAACGGCAATCGAGATTTCCACACACATGACAAAACATGTCATCATCAACATCGAACGAGCACTGAAGAACAATACCTGGTGTCGGGACATCCTCACCCATCTCCTCCACATGAATATGCTGAATCTCATCAAACTTGCTGAGATACCAAAACTTGACCTGGTCATACGGTAAAAAATGACTCTTCTCCACACAAGATTCAAGATCCAATTCTTCCACAACACGCAATGACCACTCAAGGGCCTCCAGATATGCATCCTTCCCATGGAAAAATTTCTCGCGGCAGCGCGTGTTCAAAACATCAACCGCCCAGTTTTCCTCAGAAATTGCTCCTGAGGGAATGTGGTACATCAGCATCTTCTCCAGAGAAGCATTCTCAAGAGGTCCAACAAACTTCTCAAGTTCCTCATTCCACACAAAGCGGCGCTTCAAGAAGGTACACTCATCAAAAGATACAAAAGGACGCGAATCAGAAGACTTGTCTGCCATAGTGTACTCGAGTCCCTGCGATGCAAGAAAGTCAGAAATGAACGTGTGAGAAAAACTTTGGTTCTTGGTTGAGAGCAAGTTGTCATCGCCATAAACCAGAAGACGCACATCCTCCTTGAACGAGCCACCTGCACCGAGTTTGATATACGCCATGCGCATCAAAAGAGAGCCCACGATACTATTCACTATAACAGTGAGCGGGTGCCCTGATGGCTCCGCCCCGCATGTCATCACGATGTCTCCATCAAAGTTGGTCACAGGAAATGCAATGTCATACATCAGCGTGCGGACAACTGAAATTTGCTCGTTTGAGTAACCTGCTCTATGGCAAATCGCCAACAAGACCCTTCCAGCTGCCAGAATCAGGTCAGGAGTCATTTTCTTGTCATACGCCTTGTAGTCACCCGCAACATACAAAGGAGACCATTCTTTCAGGTAGAGCGCGACCTCATGCCAATCGGGCCCCAATGCGTCCATCCCAACACAACATTCAAAAAGCAGTCGATTGGATTGAATGAGGGAGTTCACTGTGAGCAAGTACTTCCTCATGACCAGCGAAAAACTCATAGGACTACCGGTAAACACACGGGTTTTGTCCGTCTGGAATTTCTCCTTTGTCACAACCTCATCTTTCAGGGTTGCCATGAAAACAGGCATTGATCGCTCCCCATTGCTCAACAGCGCTTCGATTTGGTGCATGTCCTGTGCAAAATCCTCATGCAGGGTTGCCGTTCCATCAGACTCGATGGTGAGGTATTTACTCTTGGAGCAATTGTATGGAAAACCGGCTGAAGTCTTCCGAGGCAACTTGTCGACATACAAAAGTCCCGGAACCCCATTGAGCGCTTCCAGATCAGAGAGAACCCTAACAACTTCGAAGTCTTCATCAACCAGACTATCCACAGTTTCTGAGATATACATTTCAGTAGCTGCATCGAGCAACTCATGATCTGTTCGAATACATCTCGCAACCATTGGTTCTGCCTGTTTGATCCACACATTGCGCTTGCTCATCTGGGGCTTGGAATAATTGTCATCCATACCTTCCTCAACACAATGGTCGTAAAGGAGGGAAGCGCGGACACGGGACTTCGCCGGAAATCGCCGATTTGTTGATCCAAAGCAATAAAAGTGTGCATGTTCAATGCGCCTCAAATTGGAATTGGCATCCCAATCCTTCACTTCGAAATCACAATACTCACGCTTAATTGAACCACCCTGAACCTGGACCTCAAACGAAGGGAGAATTTCATCGAGGATCCGTTGTGTCAAGGGAACTCCACCTGCAGTTCCATCGGTGCCAAGCGTCTGATGCAGAGCAATAATGCATGGTCCGAGTGGGGTGTGGGCAAGATAAGGCGAACCGCAATCACCATTTCGGGTGGCAACATTCGAAACCTTGTAATGGTAAAACTTCCTGCTTCCAAATGTCTCATGCTCAATCCACTCTGGAACTCCAAAAATACACTTCTTGCTCTTGTGTTGAACAAGTGTTGCGTCTCTGTCCCTACTCAAGATTGTAACTCCACACTTAATATCAGCCACAACTTCATGTGGGATAAGATCAATGAGCGAGGCAAAAGGACTGACACAACGAAACCGGATGAAGATCAAATCGAGCTCTGGTCGAATCACAATGTCAGAAGACGCCACTTTGCATCTCAGGGGTGCATTCATCCGAGGATGCGAAATTTCGAACTGGTTGCAACCCATAAACAAATGCAAGTTGGAAACCAGCACCTGGCCCTTAAGGAAAACAGCCGTTCCTTTCTTCACTCTTGGTCCCTCTTGAGTGTGCAAATACCCTCTCAAAGATATCACATTGTTGGACACTTTGCTTATGACTTCATCTTCTGGCAATGCACGCCAAGAGGCTACCTTGGCTCCGAAATCAATGGCGACACTCTTTTCAACATCATTATAATAAACATCCGTCATTTTCGATGATGTTGAACCCTGGACACTCTGTTCATTCGACTCAGAAGTGCCTTGCACATCATTAGTCTTGGCTGACTCAATCCATTGATAAACCTTGTATGCAGAAAACAATCCAGCAAGCATTGCAAGTCCTTGAGCGAGTGCATAAACTCCCCATTGCGATAAAAGCCATCTTGGAGCAGAGCGACGAGCCCAGAACCTCCATATCTTCTCTCGAACTCGACTCGGTAGACAAGTGTAAATCCAATAAAACAGATAGTATCTTGCACTCCAAGTGCTCCAAACATGAAAGAAGATGTACATCGGCCAAAGCACATTCCTTGGTACCAAAATGAGTGGCCATCGCTCAAGAAAGGTTCCAAATAGGAACTGCACGAACATCAACAGAAAATTCTGACAAATCCAAGTTAACTCAGGTGATTCACACAAAAGCTTATCCACCCAGTCAAGAAGGGGAATGCCAAATCGAAAATGTGCTTGATTCAGACGTGAAAAACACTCTGAAGCTCGCGGGCGTCGTGGTTGATGCGTCGCAAACTCCTCATCAGCCTGAATTTCCACTTGGTTGTCTGGGCAAGAACAACGAGCCTTCTCATTTCCACAATCAAAGCAGTATTCAATATTTCTTCTCGATTCAACAGAAGCCATGATCATGTCCTGGGTGCGATTGTGTTCGCTGACGGCTCCCACTAGCCACTTTCTAAATTCGGCCAAAGAGGTTGTCTCCATGACATGCTTATAGAGAGTGTCTTTTGTGAGAGAGCCGTTTTGCTTTTGAGCAACAGGAGCCTCAACTGTGATGTGCCACCAATCTCCTTCGAGTTCGTCAATAATGGGCTGGAATGTAACATCATCTGCAACAACACATAAGCCACCATTCACGTCGCGTACCTCATCCCGAGGCGTGATGCTTATCACAAATGGGAAACGTCTGAGCGCCGCATAGGGGGTTTCGTAGAATGTTTTCGCATTCAAATGCTTGCAGTTTGTTGTTCCAATAACAAGCTTGGGTGCACAATACACTTTCCCTTTGTCTGCCAAATCTGCCATGTTCACGGTGAAAACATTGTTGTTGTTAATCTGGATGATATCCCTGAGAGAGGAGTCCTGCATTGATGACAGCTTGTTTGGATGCTCAAAAGCAAGATCATCCAAAATCACAATTTGATGGGAGGTCTTGAATCCTGAGTAAAAGGGGTCAGTGAACACGCGGGTATACCGAGTGTCCTCACTGTTCTCGAAACCCAAAAACTTCGCTGTGACATCACAAATGACATCCAAGAAAGAGGACTTCCCAACGCTGGGGTCTCCATTGACCAAAAGGCACAAAGGTGCCTTTCTGAACTTGGTTCCCACAACAGCATTGTTCACTGAATTGGCAAGTTCAACACACTGACGAAATGGAATATGAAAAAATGCACGCTGTCGCTTGTCCAAATACAAAACAATCTCCTTGCCCTCAGCGACGAGTGCCTGCAGAACCGAGAGAACCGTCTGAGGAGTTTTCATTAGAGCAGGATCAGGGGAATTCATGTTGGTATGCATCAATTTTGCATCCTCCCACTTCTCAATCCACTTCGACACTGAGTCTTGCTCATAAAAAATGTGAGTCCATTTTCGTGTGTGCAAATATTGGTATCCTTGCCGAAGGAGAAAAACCATGCTCTCAAAAAGTTGGAAAACCAACGTGCCCGTAAACTTCACAGGCTTGAAGACTTCCTTGAGGAGACTTCCCATTGAATCATCATCAATGTCACTAACATTCAGTAAGCGCGTGAGAACAAAGCTGGCAATTAAACGAATTGAGGACCACGTGCGAGTTGTCTCAAAATTGCCCTTCATTGTGAAGAGATCGTGCAGCGAATTCACCATTGTTTCCCCAAAATAATCCCCATCACCTTGGAGAGCAACAGCATCAAAGTGTTTGCGAGCAAATTCGATACATCTCGTTGAAGAATCCGGCACAAGGTGTCGCACAAAATGGACAACTGCCGAAAATCGCTGCTGATGTGAGGTGGCCAAAAACATGTCCACCACCAAATGCAAAAGAGATTCGAAAAACACACGGTGTTCTTCAATCCCATTCGAAGAAAGAAAGGAACTCAATTGTTGAAAGATCGTCTCATGATTTGCTTCGAATTCCTCAGTCCCTTCCTGAAGCCGGAGTTTTTTGTCTCTGGCTCTCTGTCGGTCTTTGTGGAACTTGTCCCACATAAGACCCTTGGTCCTTTCTTCTATGTTTTCTCGATATTGATCGAGAATAACATCGCCCATTGGACCTTGGGCATGCTCATTTTTGTGCGTTGAGGTCGCATCCGCATTTTTAAGTGAACGGTTCACTTTCGCAACATTAGAGGTGGTGCGATCACCCAAACCGAGAATTGCTTTTCCTACCATTTTACTTGTTGTAAAAAAACCTGGCTTTAACGTCTAACCAGGCGCTTAATGTCCACATACTTCAATGCAATCCAAGCATCAGCTGCGAGGACGGTTAGTGGATGGTGGGCTTCAATAGCTTTTCCAGAAGAATTCTTTGTTAGGCCAAGGTGGGGGCCAAACACAAGGAATAAAGACATAGATATCAGCACCTACAAGTTCCCATGCATCATTATAATACACGGAATGAATTCAGTAACTGACTCGTAGTCAACAAAAGGTTGAGCTTTTTCGACGGGTAACTAACGGTGTGTGCTATTCAAGTTAGCACTGACTTGTGGGTTTTAGGTCTTCACAGACCAGCGTCTCCACCAGCTAAAGGCCGAAGGACGCCAACAAACTTTTGGGGGGTAGTGTCTGCCTGTTAATACGCAAACTACCAGTTAAAACCAATAGATGTTTATAGGAATAAGGGGATGAGTTTTTTAAGCCTAGTCAGGGCAGGTAACTCAAACCTAGAAAAAACAAAAGAAATTCTGACGAGAACTCAGATCCATGGCATCAATTAAGAAAACCATGAAACCTTCTCAATAATGATGCCTACACTACTACTCAATTAAGAACTAGCAGTAAGTTACAAAATTCACCGGCGCAGGGTTACTGCGCGGCTATCAAAATATGGGGGTGGACAAAATCC